TTCTCTACTGCGGAAATCTTGATTAGTGCATCTTTTAACTTAGAGTTGCTCAGAGAAATCATTCGCTCTCCTTGTTTAGCAGCTTCTAGTTTAGCAATTATCCGATTTTTCAATCGAATGCCATTCTTATCGTCGCGGAAAGATATTATTCCATCGACATTTTGCAAGAAGTCACTCTTCTTAGAACACCCTGGGAGTTCATTCCAGGGAATTCCACAAGCTTTATCTAGCTCCATTCCTGTACAGAAAACGTTTTCACGATCTCCATTCAGGCCGAGGTCGATAACATCATCAATAAGTGATGTTGTTCGCTTTATATGGCCAATTTTCATCGCCATTTCATCTATAAATTGAGTTACGCAGATGTTAAGCGTTTCTAAATCCATAGATGGTAGTTCTTTACACATAACACCATTAGGTATTAAAAGTAAGCTCTTATCTCCATTTCCATTTTCTGGAATAGAAATCTTAATTCGTCTGTCATTACCATCAAGAGGGCCAGGTTGTAATTGTTCCTCAAATTGATTATGAAAAGATGAATATCTCCAATGAGCTAGACTCCTAGTACCTGCTGGTTTAGTTTTGAACTTATACTTACCTAAATAAGTACACGCAGGACCTTCAGGAAGGTCTGTTGGGTGTCCTAAGACTATGAGTTTACTCCAAGGATCTTCTTCAAATCCATGTTCTAAAAACATTAGTAAATCTTCTTTTCTAAGAATAGAAGCATACCAATGCAATGGAGTACCCCCACTATGAAAGCCGATTATCTTGGACAAATATCTATCACTATATGACAGAATAAGTCCTCCACAATCACCTTTGCGAGCTAAATCTAAATTCAAATTTAACTCTGAGATTTGGATGTATTCTCGTAACTCAGGAAAGGTTTCGCCAGAACGTACTATATTGTACTGTTCGACACCTTTCACATGTACTCTCCCTTTGGAAAAACCACTTATTGTTGGTAAGTGGCATAAACAAGTTTGATCATCTACCAATCTTCTCCAGTTCGTTTCATCACATAAATGCGATTCTATCGATCTGAATCTATCTGGCATAGATGACATTAACTTGGGTAATAATTTTATTCCCCGGGAAAGTAACACTTGCATCAAACGTTTTTTAGGCACAATGCGAGCTACTCCTAAGTCTCTAACGAGATCCGTCTTTTCGACAATGCAGATTTGATAACCGTCAATTACTTTTCGGTGTTCCCATCTCCAGAAGCGAACAAATTCACCAACACTATAGTTATGAGCATTAAATATGATCATATCTAGATGTCCGATACCATGAGTAGTTTTACCTACTCTAGTGGTATCTAGATCATCTATATCAACACGTGACATATAGACTTGATGATTATCAATGAGGGATCTCATTAGAGCCATAGTTTCATCACTACCATGTTGAGTGAAACAATCCTCGATTGT